GTAAGGCAGGATTTCCTTTCAATGGAAGGAGCTTCTACAGGTTCTAATTTAAATAATGCAGTCATCCAACCAAACTTCGGAAGTATTGTTAGAATGTCTAATCAATACGGAGAAGAAGCAGGAGTAGGAGGAACAGTTTCCTGGCACACAGGTTCTTTTCACACCAAGGCCGGTCAGCAGGATTACGATATGACAGCATGGGCTAATGATTCTGCATCGTTAGCAGCCGGAGATACAATCGAAATTAAAAGAGTATTTTATGAATCACCCCCGGCCATTGTCCGTTACTTTGATCCTTATGCAGGAACAGGAACAGGAATGATGAACCTTCTAGATACATTTGGATGGGGTAACTATTCACCGGCAATCAACTTCCTTTTGATGCCAATCAATTATGATCTTCAGAAGATACAGGCTATTGAGTTTAACGACCAAATTAGAAAGTCACAATATTCATTTGAATTAGTAAATAACAGATTAAGGCTTTTCCCAATTCCAACTGTGGATGAAGGAAAAATGTTCTTTGAATACATTAAAAACTCAGAAAGAAACAATCCAATAATGGCAAATTCATCAGCATTGGTTTCTAACGTTTCTAATGTTCCCTATGCAAATCCAAACTATACACAAATTAATTCTATAGGAAGGCAGTGGATCTTTGAATATACACTATCTTTAGCAAAAGAAATGCTTGGATACGTTAGAGGAAAATACGGAACCTTACCCATACCTGGGGCGGAAGTTACTTTAAACTCAGCTGATTTAATTACTGCAGCTACTGCAGAAAAGAATTTGCTGTTAGATAAACTAAGGAACTACCTAGAAGAAACTTCAAGAGAGAAATTACTCGAAAGAAGATCTTTAGAGGCTGATTATAAACAGAAAGAACTTAATATGGTTCCACAACCAATATTTATAGCATAACATGGTACAGTTAACAGACTTATTAAACGAAGTAACTTATTCAATGTACCAAACTTTGGTATATGTTGAATTCTCAGATACTACCAACATTACTGATATTGCACAAATCATCAGAAGCATGAAATATGTTACGGTTGTGAACAATAAAACTGATAAAGAAGATCTTAACCCAAGAGGACTGCTACAATTAAAAGTAGTAACGACCAAACCAGGGCAGGAAACCTTCGAAGTAATTAAAAGAGAATCTCTAGCACAAATTCCAGAGCTAAAGAAATTTAAGTATAGCGTTAAACAATTACAAAAAGTAGAGGAGATCTAAATGGCTTTATTTGGAGGTAGAAGAGACGTATTGTTGATCAATAGTATTAACCGCGAGTTATTACCCGACATTATAACTCAGCAGGTTGGCTACTACAAAGTCTCTCTCGGAGCTTCACAAACAAACATTTATGGAGAAGCTGTAAATAAGTTCTTCAGCGAACCAGCTCTTATTAACTGCCTTATAACTAGAGGAGATCAAGCCTGGTCTGCAGCAAACGGCTTTGGACCGGATTTAGATAGAACAGTTTCTTTTGCTTTCTTCTTAGAAGATTTAAGAGACTTGGAGATAGTAGCTGAAGTAGGAGATGTTATCTTTTGGTATGAAAACTACTATGAAGTTGATGGAGTGGTTGATAACCAATATTTTGTAGGTAAGATACCGGAGTATTCATACTCAGAAGGATTAAATAACTACGGTTCTTCAATTAGCTTAGTTTGTACAACCCACCTCATACCTGCAGATAAGCTAGGTATAACTAAAGAAAGAATGTAATGGCAGACAAGATTAGAAAACCGGTACCAAAAAACCAAAGAGAAATTTCTATTTCCCTACAGGATCCTTTACTTAATAATCCAAACAATGCTGTCGCACCGTTACCGGTATTCCAAAATGCAACAGACCCAGCTACTGCTAAAAACTTTAGAGCAAATCAAATCTCTGTTAAAGGAGATACCGAAAGACCATACACAGTTGGAATTGAGGATATTGACCAAACAGTTAGTTATTACTTTAATAACGTAATCAACCCATTCGTTGTCCAGAATGGGCAAAGAATAGAAGTACCGACTATCTACGGAAATCCAGAAAGATGGAAAGCAGTTCAGAAAGACGGCTACTACAGGGATAAGAATGATAAGATCATGTGCCCTATCATTATGTTTAAAAACTCATCAGTTGAAAAAGATTTCACTGTAGCTAATAAACTAGATGCTAATAATCCATTGAATTATGCGGTGGTAGGTAAGAAATACCAGAAAGGAGTAGCCTATAGTAACTTCGATGTTTTAAATAACAGAAAGCCTGTAGAGACCTTTCAAGCAGTTGTTATACCGGATTATGTAACCCTAACTTACGAATGTATTATTTGGACCTATTATAGAGAACAAATGAACAAGATCGTTGAAGCAATCAACTACGCTTCCGATGCGTATTGGGGAGAACCTAACCGATTCAAATTTAGAGCTAGAATAGATTCTTTTACAGACAATACTACCCTAAACCAAGGAGAAGAACGGTTAGTTAGAACAGCCTTCAATATAAAATTAAGAGGTTACATTATCCCGGATACAATTACTAAAGATTTGACTAGCGTTAAAAGGTTTTTATCAACCGGTAAAATATCATTCGGAATAGAAACTGACTCTGTTTTATAATAAAAACATTCAGGATTCACCGTAAATACCTAAAGCGTTTTGAACGCTTACTTACTATTTATATTAGAACTATCAAATCAATCAAAACAAAATGGCAGAAACTTTAATATCCCCGGGGGTACTCGCTAGAGAAAACGATCAATCGTTTATCACCCAAAACCCAGTTACGGTGGGAGCAGCTATTATTGGACCTACAGCTAAAGGTCCTGTAGAAGTACCTACTATAGTTACATCGTATAGTCAGTACCAAAACATCTTTGGAACTACTTTCACAAGCGCTAGTAATGTATACACATACTTTACTTCAATTGCAGCTTATAACTACTTCAACAACGGAGGTGAAAGTCTGCTAGTTGCTAGAGTGGTATCAGGTTCTTACAGCTCAGCAACAACTTCTATTAGTGGTTCAAATACTTCTGGTTCATTAGTATTAGAAACCTTATCTGAGGGTCTTGGCATGAATAGCTCTAGCTCATTAGATTCTAACGGAGCTTTAGCTTCCGGATCAGTAGAAAACATTAGATGGCAGGTTGTTAACTCAAATACCTCTTCAGGAACATTTGATTTATTAGTAAGAGCAGGAAATGACACTACCAACACCCCTACTGTTTTAGAAACTTGGACTAACTTATCTTTAGATCCTACATCTACTAACTACGTAGCAAGAGTACTTGGTGACCAGACTTACAACTATGCAAGCTCAGGAACTAGCTTCTACTTAGAAATTACTGGATCATATCCTGTAAATTCAAAATACTTAAGAGTTAAATCTGTTACTTCACCAACTCCTGGATACTTCAACAACTCTGGAACATTCAAGAGTGAGTATACTAGTTCAATTCCTTTAAACGGATCAGGTTCCTTTACCGGAGCAACAGGAGGTATCATGGCAGGTGCACAGTACTATAATACAATCACCGACGGTAACAAATCACAAGGTATTCCTAGCGCAAGCTATGACAACATGATTGACTTGTTATCAAATTCTGACGATTATAGATTTAATATCTTGTTAACTCCTGGTATTTTTAACTCACTACAAACTTCACTAGCAACTTCAATTATCTCAAATACTCAAAACAGAGGAGATAATTTATTTGTACTTGATCTAGTACCTTACAACTCTCAAGTTAACACAGTAACAACTCAAGCTGCTTCAAGAAATACTTCTTATGCTGCTTCTTACTGGCCTTGGGTTCAAGTATTAGATCCAGATTCAGGTCAGCAAGTATGGGTTCCAGCTTCAACTGTTCTTGGCGGTGTTTATGCATTCAACGATTCAGTTGCTGAGCCTTGGTTCGCTCCTGCAGGTATTAACAGAGGAGGATTAGGACAAGTAATCAGAGCAGAAAGAAAATTAGCTCAATCTGACAGAGATATTTTATATAGCGGTAAAGTTAACCCAATCGCTACTTTCCCAGGACAGGGTACAGTGGTGTACGGACAAAAAACTTTACAGACTAAAGCTTCTGCATTGGATAGAGTA